ACGACGACATGCTCCAGCAGGAGTACTTCTGCTCGTTCGAGGGCGTGAAGCAGGGCTCGATCTACGGCGCCGCAATGAGCGACGCTCGCAAGCAGGGCCGCATCTGCACCCTCGGGCTCGACAGGCGCTACCCGGTGAACACGTTCTGGGACATCGGGCACAGCGACACCACTGCCATCGTCTGCCATCAGGACGTCGGCGGCGGGCGCCACCACTTCCTCGCCTCTCACGAGGAGAGCGGCAAGGACCCGGCCTACTTCGTGCAGTGGCTGCGCGACACGGGCTACCTGTTCGGCAAGCACTACCTGCCCCACGACGCGAAGAACGTCACTCTTGCCAGCAAGTCGCACCAGCTGGGCTCGAACGTGTGGGATCAGCTGGTCAGCCTCGGGCTGCCCGCGAACTCGCTGGTCATGGTGCCGCGCACACCCGACAGGTGGACCGCCATCAATGGCACACGCCTTCGTATAGACTCATGCTGGTTCGATGAAACCAACGCCTCCGGGCTGGTCAACGCGCTCGTGTCGTACCGCAAGAAGTGGGACGACGCCCGCAAGTGCTACCAGAGCGAGCCGGTGCACGACTGGTCCTCGAACTACGCTGACGCCTTCCGGCAGTGGTCGCAGGGCTATCAAGGGCCCAACGGCAGCGTCGGCGTCTTCACGGCGCCGGGCAAGGTGCCCGGGCAGCAGATGATGACTCGCCCGGTGGTGCATACCGTCGGCAACCGCAGAGTGGGCTACTAGGACAAACATGGCAAAGCCACAAGACCCGATTGAGCAGCGCGTCGACCCCTTCCTCCCAGAGGACGAAGACGTGCCCGAGTTGGCCCCGCTCGAATCGTCCGACGAGGACGTGGGCGAGGGCCCCGAGTCCGACGAGTCCAAGGCCGAGAAGAAGCTGGAGAACGACACCCTGCTCGCCGCACTGGGTCAGCAGCTGCAAGGCAAGTTCCGGAAGAACGAGAAGGACCGCGTGCCCATCGAGGACCGGTGGCTGGAGGACCTTCGCCAGTACCACGGCAAGTACGACCCAGAGGTGGACGCCGCGCTGCGCGAGGCCGAGTCCTGCGCGCTGTTCCTGAACGTCACGAAGCCGAAGACCCACGCCTACAGCGCCCGCGTCATGGATATGGTGCTGCCGACCGACGGGAAGAACTTTGGCCTCGACGCTACGCCGGTGCCCGAGGTGGCAGGCGCCGCAGCAGCTGCCGCCACGAGCGAGAAGCCTGCGATGGAGACCGCGCCGGATGGGACGCAGACTCCCATGCAGACGCCCGAGGGCGCCCCGGTGCAGGAGAAGGACATCATCAAGGGCATCAAGGACGAGGCCGACGCACGCGCCGAACTCATGGAAGACGAGATCGACGACCAGCTGACCGAGGCCAAGTACAACGCGATCCAGCGCGAGTGCATCGAGCAGATGGCGAAGCTGGGCACAGGCATCATCATGGGCCCGGTGATCACCGACGAGTGGCGGGTGACGTGGAAGGTGACGTCGATGCCGACGCCCGACGACCCGAAGCACGAGGAGTACGTTCGCACGCTGGTGCCGAACACCGACCGCCGCCCCGGCGCCCAGTGGATCGACTGCTGGAACTTCTACCCCGACATGACGAGCAACAGGCCCGACGGTCTGGAGCACGCCTTCGTCCAGTACCTCGTGAACCCGAGCGAACTCCGCAAGATGGCGAAGCGCTTCAACTTCATGGAGGAGCCGCTGAAGAAGGTGCTCGCCGGTGGCGCCCCCTTCAACATCAACGCCCTGCGCTGGATGACGGAACTCCGCACCCTGAGCGAGGTGAACACCTTCGTCGACGAGCGCTTCCGTCTCCTCCGCTACTACGGCGAGATCAACGAGGACGACCTTCGCGCCGTCGGCATGGACCCCGACAAGATGGGCATCGAGAACACAATCTCGGGCTCGATCTGGCTGATCGACGGCACCGTCCTGAAGATCGACCTGAACCCGCTCGACAGCGGATGCCTCCCGTTCTCCATCGCCTACTGCGACAAGGACGAGTCCAGCATATTCGGCACCGGCATCCCGCGCCTGATGCGGGGTGAGCAGGAGAGCGTCAACGCGACGTGGCGCATGAAGCACGACAACGCCGGGCTCAGCGTGGGCCCGCAGACCGTGGTCAAGATGAACTCGGTGCAGCCCGCCGACGGCGACTGGAACATGAAGCCGAAGAAGCTGTGGTACGCCGCCGACGACGTTCAGGACGTCTCGCGCATCTTCGCGCACTTCGCCATCGACTCGCATCAGGAGGAACTCGACAACCTCTTGCAGCAGGCGATCCGCTTCGCCGACGACGTGACCCAGCTGCCGCTCCTGATGCAGGGCGATCAGGCGCCGCACATCACCCAGACCGCGCAGGGCATGAGCCTGCTCTACAACGCCTCGACCGTGGTACTCCGGCGCACCGTCAAGTTCTACGACGACTACGTCACCGAGCCAATGGTCAACCGCTTCTACGAGTGGAACATGCAGTTCAATCCGCGCTCCGACATCAAGGGCGATTTCCGCGCCGTGGCGCGGGGCTCCTCGACGCTGCTCGACAAGGAACAGCAGGGTCAGGCGCTCGACGCCGCGATGCAGCTGGCGATGCAGCCGACGTGGCAGCCGTACTTCGACATGAAGAAGCTGGCGCGCGAGGCGATGAAGGGCAAGCGCATCGGCGACGTGATGAACGACGACGACACCATCGCCAAGAACCTGAAGGAACAGCAGGACGCGGCAGCCGCAGCGCAGCAGGCCGGAGCAGCTGGCCCGGCAGCGCCCCCGCCCGATCCTCTGGGGCAGGCCAAGATCGACGCCATGAACAAGGCGACAGACGCCCGTGTGCACGACACCGACACGAGGCTCCAGATCGCTACCGCCAACCTCGCGTCGAAGGAAGGCATCAGCACCGAGCAGGCGGCGGCGCGGATCGCTGGCGTCAAGATCAAGGAAAGCGCCGCGAACCAGCGCTTCAACGCCGAGATCGACCTGAAGCACAAGCAGGGAACAGGAATCTAGGAGACCCATGAGCCCGTTCGATTTCATCGATTTCACCACCCCCGAGGGGGCCAAGCTGGGCAGAATGCTCAGTGCTCGCTGCGATGAACTAAGATCGCAGCTTGAGAACCCTGACTTGAGTGAGCGCGACACCCAGCTGACGCGGGGTGCACTGCGAGAACTCAAGACCCTGATGAAGAAGCCCGCTCAACGCGTGACCGTACCGACGTACTCATTCCCCGGAGGGAGTAAGCCATGACCGACGAAGTGCTCGAAGTAGCAGCGCCAGTAGTACCCGAAGCAGCCCCAGTGGCCGCGCCCGCGCCTGTCGCCGGTGACGAGCCCGAGTTCGATGCGGAAGCTGAGTTCCAGCGCCACGTCGCGAAGAGGGGGCTGGACGGGTCCGAGCCCAAGGCGGTCGAAGACACACCCGAGCCCGCGCCCACCCCGGTGGCCGGTGCCGAGCCCGTAGCGCCTGTCGCTGCGGCACCCGCAGTTGTAGCACCGAAGGAAGACTGGATCGAACTGCTGCCGGAAGACCGACGTGACGCCGCGAAAGCGCGCCTCGCCGAGGCCGACGCGCTGGCGGAGAAGAACCGGAAGCTGGAGAACGACAACCGCTCGCTGGCGGGCCGCATGTCGGCATACCAGAGGCGGTACGAAGAGGCTGCGGGTAAGCGCCCGGTCGACGTTGCGAAGCAGGCGACTGCTGAGGAATCGGCTGAGTGGACGCAGTTCAAGGAAGACTATCCCGACATCGCGAAGGCGATTGAGGCGAGGGTGCCCGCCGAGGCCGGTGCCACGCCCGAGTTGTCCGAGGTGGTGGAGTATGTGCAGACCCAGAAGCGCGAGCGCTTCCTGCACGACGCGTGGGACGCAGTGGAAGCGATTCACCCCGGCTGGAGATCGACCGGCGTAACACCCGAATTTCAAGCGTGGAAGAAGTCGAGCCCGACGTACGAGAAGCTGGCCTCTAGCGACGATGTCGCGGACGCCGTTGCTCTGTTCGATCTCTACAACGCCACGCGAGCCAAGGCTCCCGAGCCGACGCCCCAAGAGGCCGCTGCCGCGCAAGCGCTCGCCGCCCGAAGAGGCGCCCAAGTTGAAGGGGCACTGGCACCAACGCACAAGGCAGCATCCCCGAGTTCAACCGTCGACGCCAATGATCCGGACCAACTCTTCGCGTTCTACGCGCAGAAAGCAAACTCCCGGCTCAAGGAACGACACAGATAATCGAAGGAGCCCATCGTGGCCGGTAATACCTATGCAAACGTAGCCCAGCGCACAAACGTCTATGCGGCGTCAGTGTTTCTGGAGCACGCAGAACCGCAGGAAGTCTTCAGCAAGTTTGGCGACACCAAACCCATGCCGAAGAACAAGGCCGAAGTCATCAAGTGGCGTCGGAGCGTACCGTTTCCCCGTCTGACGACGGAACTCGCTGAAGGCGTCACGCCGACCGCGCGTCAAATGCAGTTCGAGGACGTGTCCGCCACGATGCAAGAGTGGGGCGACGTTGTCGAGTGCACCGACCGCGTGCGCGAACTGTCCGAAGACCCGGTCATCCAAGAAGCCAGCAAGAACTTGGGTGAGCAGGCGACGGAAACCACCGAGGCCGTGATCTACGGCGTCATCAAGGCGGGTTCGCAAGTCGGATACACCAACGGCACGACCCGTCTGGGTCTGACGTCGGCTCTGTCGCTGAACAAGATTCACGCTGCGGTGCGGGTGCTGAATGCCCAGCGCGCGAAGTTCATCACCGAGATCGTTGGTTCCTCGGTGAACTACGACACGCGCAACATCGAAGCCGGTTTCGTCGCTTTCGGGCACACCGATCTGGAGCACGACATCCGCGCTCTGGCCGGTTTCATCCCGGTCGCGAAGTACGGCAGCCGCAAGCCGCTGT